CTTTACAAGTTTGGTAAGAAGATCTTTGATAAGATTATGGATGTTATGCAACCAACCTTTGCAGACGAAAAGCCTGTTAATCCTTTTGACTTTTGGGAAGGTGCAGACTTTAAATTAAAGATCCGCAATGTGGAAGGTTATCGTAACTACGACAAATCAGAATTTGATGGTCAGACTTCTCTATACGAATCAGATGAATCGAAACTCGAGAATATATACAATCAGATACATGATTTGAATGAATTTACTGATCCAAAGAACTACAAGACTTACGATGAATTGAAAGCAAAACTAGGTCGAGTTCTTGGAGAAGAAGCAAGTATGGGTGCACCAACTATGAAGCAAGAAGTTCAGATGAATGAACCTGCAGCTCCAGCACCTATGCCTACTGCGGAAACGATTCCTCAAACAGAGGATGACGATACGATGTCTTACTTTGCAAGATTAGCAAACGAAGACTAGCGAGTGAATGTCTTCTGAGCAACGAAGACTAATAGTTTCCAGTGACGTGAACGAGTAATCATAGCTCCTCTCTCATAACTCTCTCCGTCACTGGAATCCACATCATAGGAATGGTCCGTTCGCCTATGTAAAACTTAGTAGGAACGCAAACAAAAGGAGATGCACCCGGTACATATACGCCGGCTCTGCTACATTTAGAAAAGGGATCTGTGCACAGGTCTCTTTTCGTTTATGCGCCGGCTAGCATAGGATCGCTATAATCTCTAGCTGATGGTGTGGTTGTAAGGATTGGTTGAGTACTTGAGCTTGACTGACTTACATTTGAAGAATTATCCATCACAATATTATTTTGAGCTTGGCTTGTTCTTAATGCTGCTGACTCTTCTTCAATTGTCTGTGCTTTCACTGCAGCTGATAGACTAGGATCACTGCTGACAAGATTTGCACTAGCTACTGCGTCTTCCATCCGTGCGTTCTCGGCTTCAACTGCAGCTCTCTCTTCAGATCTTGTCATACCTTCGCCAAATTTGAATTCTCTTAATTTAGCAGCCACATTGCCCATTAAAGGTACGTCTTCAATAAGACTAGCTATTCCTTCAATCAGACTATTGACAGCTCTTTTCAATATTTCAATTGGACTAAACACAATATCTGTAATTAAGTTCTCAAAACTAAAGCCAGATAAAGCATCTGCAGCACCTTCGAATCCGAATTTACTTAATATGAATTCAACACCGCTTTTCAATAAATCAAGAGGTGCACCAACAATTGAATTAAAGAATCCTTCAATAGCACCTTGAATTCCACCAAGGAATCCTCCTTCTTCATAACCAGCAATAGCACCTTTTACTGTGTCGAATATACCCATGATCAATGTGAATGGATAGAACAATCGTCCGATAACTCGACCAACTGTGCCAAGAGTATTCATAAGAGTACTGCCTTCTTGGAATATTTTAAAGGCGTCTGTGACAAGTCCAAAAGCTTTTTGAATTGGTTCTACGAGTGCATCAAATGTTGTTTTAATTCTGCGGAATATTTTTGATATAATTCCTTCTTCTCCTGAAAACAAAGCTTTCAGTGGTTTTGATAGTTCATCAATTGCTCCTTCAAAAGGAAACGTAAATGGCTTCATAATTGCAGAGAATAGTTTACCGATTCTTGATTCTGGTCCGGCTGCGAATAGATTTCGAATAGGTTGAATCATATCATCGATAATTTTGATAGAGTCTTGTACAGCTTCAGCAACTTTTGTTCTCATCAACCGAAATACGTCAGCAATAGGATCAATAATACGTGATACAATATTTCCTATACGAGTGAGTAATCTGCCAGTAGCATCTTTGATTGCGTTAAAAAGTCTATCGATTTGAAAAAGTTTAGCTAGACTTTTAATTGAATCTAAAAGACCATCAATGAATCCTGAAGCGAATGCAGCAAGTCCAGCTAATAGTAATGCTAAGTTTCCACTTCCGGCTTTTGCATCTCCAGCTTGTCCAGCCGGTGCACCAGGAGCAGTATCCTTCTTCTCTCGCATCATCTCGAGCATGTCGAGTCTTTGCATCATAAGAGCATCGGTCAGATCTCCTAACATGCTATTCATGTTGAGAACAGATGAATTTAAAGAACTTAATTGCGCGGTATTCTTTTCACCGTTTGCTTTTAACTGCTCTACTACAATTTCTAAACTTGCCATCAGCGTTGCCTTTGTTCTTGACGTGCTCTTTCTTCTTTTAAGTGGTTAATCAATAAAGAGATATAGATCTCTCTTTCCCATGGAATCATTTCCTCTATCTCAGTCAGCCCCCAATGCCAGTGAGTCATTAGGTTGAAGTTTGTTTGGTAATAAGCTTCAAGACTCTCATGAGATAGAGCTACGATAAAAAATTTGCCACTCCTTCGATTGTTACATCATTCTTATGTCCACAACTCGTACAATCAAATTTTACATTATGCGAAAGCTTTGGAATCGATTCAACGAATGTTCTAATCTTTTGAAATTGAGCTGTACTCATTGAATCAATGAATTCTTGTATTTCTTCTTTCGATGTGTCTTTTAAGACGATTCTTTCATCTTCTGTATTAACTGCTTTCAAACAGCTGCGTATTAATGAAAATGCCTGTTCTGCATTTGGCTCATCGCCTGTATTCATACCAGCATCTATAATATCGTAAAATGTTGGCCAATCGAGATCCAAAGAAATCTCATCTGTTAGCTTAATATTCTTTTCTACTTCTGGTACATCAATCACTATTTTTTCAAGATTGACGGACAATTCATTTGTAGTTGAGCATTCACTACATTTCATTCCAATGTTTGCAGATTCACCAACACTCTTTGTTCTTAGTTGTAAAAACATATATTCAATGTCAAAAGATGTTAGGTTATTAACCGTGATATCACCTTCAATACATGCTTTAATTGTTTCGACTAAGGTTCTTAAAACGTTTTGCTGATTTCCACTTTCAGCTGCAATCATCAATGCCTTTTCTTCTTTTACAAGGAAAGGGCGATACATTACTTTTGCTTGTGTAGATGGAATCGTCAGTTCATATTTTGGAGCATTATTTAGTTTAGGTAATGCCATAATTTAGTTCACTCCTATAATTGTATACTAATTTGTTTTTGTCCAGATGGCACAGTCTTCCAGTTTGTGTATGACATCTGAACAGTCAATTCAACAATTCCGTCAGCGTCATTATTGAAATCAATTTGTCCTATAGTTGTCGGGAAAGCGTTAATTAATTCTACAGAATAAACAGGTGTACTCACATTTACATTTCCACCGAATGGTAATCCAATTGATCGAGTAAATCCCGCTGAGATTGGTCCAATATTAATTGAAACACCCGCAGTCAAAGATGGTACGCTGTTTGCTAATTGATGTATTGTAACTCGTTTTTCGTATTGATTCTTATAAGCAACGGTTTGCTCATCTTCACTCAATATGATTGATCTCCACGCATCAAAATATTCTCTGACACTGTAATCATTCATCATTAAGAAAGTCATACTTACATCATCAACTGCATAACCATAGGCAACCTTTTCAAATTGCATGCCTATTCTGCGATCATGTGTTAATACTTGTTTGCCGGGAAGAGTAGCAGAGCGACACAAGATATTCATATCTCTCGAAGAAATACCAGCAATTGTCGGTAATTCTATCAGAAAGTTATTTGGTCGAGCTAATCCGCCTCGAGATGTAATTACGCTTTTTAATTTATCGAGTGAGGCTGTCATCTATCTCTCAACTTCTTCCTAGAATCTCTGTAAACTTCATTTGCACTTGCTTTATTCCAATCTGCAGATGGAAGGAATGTTGCAATTTCCCATTCGGGTTTATCAACCTCAGCAAAACGACTTCTCACATGTTTAAACAAATATCGTTTGAGTGCCGGTGCAACAAACCTTTGAGGAATCTTACCACCCGTTCCTAATACAGAATCGAGTACTCGAGCTCGTACAACTGGTGGAAGATAATGTAAATTGAGTCCATAGAATCCACCCTGAGCAGGGCCCATCATAATGATGAGAGGAAAGCCATCATAATACGGTAATTCATCTTTATACTTTGGATCGTAGAAAAACATGTACATATTACCGATTGGACCACGTGTTCTTGTCACTGGTCTATTTGATAATGTTAGAAGTTCATCGTTCATTATATCTCTACGATTTTTTACAACTCTTCCACGAAACATGTCACGTGCTTTTCTGCGGAACCAGTCAATTGATTGCTGAGTCCGTGGTGTAATACCTGCACGAAATGCTTCGATTTCGAGTTGTCTAAATAAACTTTCGCCTGCCATATCAGTATTTATAACTATTTTTTAGATTTTTTACGTCTGTAAGGTTTCAAAGGTTTGAGCTTTCCGGGTATTTTTTTCAATGGTCGAGTCATAATACCCATTGAATAGAGTGTTTCTTCTGTCCAGATTTGAAACTCCCACTTACGATCTTTACAATATGAATTGGCAGCTTCCCACTTATTCATATTTTTTACGTATGTCAATGCCTCGTTAATATATCTTTTAGTTCTTTTTTCTCCTTTCGGAGGTTTTGTTTCTTTGTCTGGTTTGATCTCGACAAGAAGTGTTTTGTTTTCAAAGATAATTTTGAGATCAGGAAAGTAACGATGATAACGTTTATCTGCTTCATAGAAGTATGGTATGACGATTTCTTCCGAAGACCAAGCTTTGACTTTCGGATTCATATCACACCATTTGAATACATCTCTTTCCCACAGTGATCGATAGATGACATTACTGTGGTCACCTTTATATTTCTTAGGATTGAGTACCTGATATCTGCCTGAATATGCCATATTTTGATTATAAATACTTTAAATTATTTTTATTTATCTATAGGAAAAAGCATGGCTGGTCCACAGAAAAGTTCCTCATACGGTCCATACAAATATCCGATTGAAGTTGGACAACAGTATAGCTCGAAAATATCTTTTCAAGCGATTCGAGTTATTCCACCCGACGTCACAGTTCGATTCAATACAAGTAATACATCTGATGAAGGTGAAGTTGCTGAAAGGTTGCCCGAAGTTTCTGGTCAGGCAAGAAGAATGAGAACCGACGAAGTTGCAGGAGAAAAGTGTGATTTGTATTTACCTGTAGCATTTCAAGTCAATGACGGATTTGACTATCAGTCTGCATCACTTGGTGCTGTCGGAGCCGGCGTAATGGCAGGATTGAATCAAGGGCAAGACATTGTTTCGTCTGCATTGCAAGGAATTAAAGAAGGTGCACAATCTGTGTTTGACTTATTTGGTACAGGAACTGTAAGTCGAGTCGCTGCTGTTCGTGGTGCTCAAACCGTACCAATGATTCCAGATGCTGTGAGGAATGCTATTGGTATTGCTGCTCGTGTATCAATGAATCCTAATATTCGTACAATGTTTAATGGTGTTGCTGTTCGTGAATTTAACTTTGTCTTTAAGTTTATTCCACGATCATATGAAGAATCAGTAATGGTTAAAAGAATCATTAAGTTCTTTCGATTCCATGCTTATCCAACAGAAATACCTTATGGAAAGTCAATATCACTTGCATATGATTATCCAAATATGTTTAAGATTCGCTTATTGAGTAAATCAGGAGATGACTTCTTTAAGAACATCGGTACACCAATTAAGTTGAGCTATCTGAAAACTGTATCAACAACGTATAATCCTACAAGTCCTGTTTTGCATGATGATGGATCACCGACTGAAGTTGATATGACATTGACGTTTACTGAGTACAAACCACTCAGCAGATACGATGTTGTCAACGAAGACAATGATACATTCTATCATTACGAAAATGCTCCTTCTGGTAGTAATGAAAGAACAATTGATCGATCAACTCCAACTGCTCCGCCGCCGAGGCCAACGCCATGACGTATTTTAGATATTTTCCAAGAGTCAATTACAAATTTGGCAATGAAACTACAACCGAAGTTTTCGAAAATTTGTCGATATATTCGGACGTGGTTGATCAAATCAAAGATGCATTAACTGCGTATGAAGACTATTACATTTTACCAGACGAAAGACCAGATCAAGTTTCATATAAATTATACGGAACGCCAGATTATCATTGGACATTTTTTCTAATGAATGAAGACTTGAGAGATTCTGGTTGGCCTTTGTCAAATAATAAAGTATTTGAAAAAGCTCAAGCAGATTATGATCACACCGTTATCACTACACTTTCGACTTTGACTGATAGATTTAAAGTCGGGCATACAATGACAGGTCTAAGTTCTGGTGCAACAGCAACAATATCTCATCGTGAACTTGACTTAGGTCAGGTCTGGTTTGAAGGTGGAACAGGTACATTTACTACTGGTGAGACTATCAATTCGACAGATCCTACTGACAGTGTAACAAGAAGCATTGTAGTTGATAGCGTAGCTACACAGTATAATGCCGCACACCATTATGAAAATGCTAGTGGTGAATATGTTGATATTGATCCGACAGTCGGGCCGGGTGCTCAATTAACAGAAATTACGTGGTTAGATAGATTAGTTACTCAGAATGACAATCTCAAATCAATTAGAGTGATTCGATCAAACGTAATCGAAGAAGTAGTTGATTCATTTAGAGAGGCTGTTGCAAGTTAATGCCAGAAAATAATGAAACCACGCAGATTTCTGATTATAGGTTTGAATCTATTCTCTTACAATCTGAAAGATTGAATTCTGACGTAGAGTTACGTGAAGTCGTGACTGACTTAGACATTTTTGAAAGTTTAGATAAGCCATATCTAACTGGTCAAATGCTATTACTTGATAATGAGAATCTTTTTGAAGAAGCTGATATACTTGGCGCAGAAAAGATATTCATACGATTACGCAGTATGAGAAAAAATTCTGAACCGATACAAAAAAACTTTTACATTACAAAGGTTGTCAGCACCGAAAAATCTGGTGATAATATACAAACTCTAGCTCTACACCTCATTGAAGACATCGGTTATATTTCAAATCTGATTAATATTAATAAGTTCTATGATAAACCTATCACTGATTTAGTAACTATAGTTGCTCGAGAATTTTTAGGAAAAGAAATTTTAACGGCATCTCGAGCAAAACAGCACGTTCATGTTGTAGTGCCTAATCTCAATCCTGTTGAAACTCTAAAATGGATCACTTCAAGAGCCACATCAGATAGAGGATACCCATTTTACATTTATTCGACATTAGTCAAAGATAAATTACTCTTTAATGATCTTGGCACAATGTTAGAACAACCGGTGATGAATCAAGATATTTCATATCAATATTCTTCGATGGCTACTCAGTCTTCAGATCCTGACATCAAAAGAAGAATCGTAAGATCACACACATTTGGAAACAATATGGAGAACCTATATCAAATTATTCAGAAAGGTTTGATCGGTTCTACATACGAATACATTGATACGATTAATGATCAGCAAAAGTCTTTCAACTTTGACGTGAAAAAAGATTTGTATGATAAACTAATTGCTGATAACGTTATGAGTAAAAATCAATCAAATCCTGCATTTTCTGAGCTTTATAAAGTAAACGATAAGTCATTCAACAAATTGCAAAGTAGGAAGATTGTGCAGGTAGGAGGTTCAGCTCCATATAAACTTGAAGATGATGATTCATTTAAGAAATCGTACCGCGAAGAAAAATCTGTGGGTGGGTATAAGCTTGAAATCATTTCAAGAGCGATGGATAACTTAATTAAGAAAAGTCCAATGACAATGGTTGTTGATGGAATAGACTTTATTGACGGAGATAAACATTCAACAATTGGTAATAATTTAAGAGTTGAATTCTTAGTATCAAATCCTGAATCAGGTGTTGGGCAAAGAAAAATTGACGCAAAGAAATCTGGTGATTATTTGATATATTCAACAAGACACATGTTTAAAAAAGAACAATATGATTTGTCTTTAACATGTGTGAAGATAGGTAACTATAAGAGATGATTCCTACACGATATCAAGACTATTATGGCGATGAGACTCGTTGGTTTATCGGAAGAGTCGTGGACATTAACGATCCACTTCAGCTTGGTCGATTAAGATTACGAATTATGGGCATTCATTCTGAGAATACTGTTGACATTCCAGATGAAGGTCTTCCATGGGCTCAAACAATTATACCTGTTTCTGAGGGAGGAACAAATGGACTTGGAATCAATACAGGAATACAAGTTAATGCTCGAGTCTTTGGAGTCTTCCTTGACGGAACTAACTCACAGCTTCCACTCGTTCTCGGAAGCATGCCAAAACTCGAAGATGACGCGCCAGGAGGAAGATCGACAAATCAGCTTGCTCGGGGAACAAACACTATCAGTAAAACGCCAGACAGCGTTACTGGAGAGCCAGCTCAACCGTATAACACAGTCTACCCAAACAACGCAGTTCATGAAACTGTGTCGGGGCATGTAATCGAAATAGATGATACACCTGATGCAGAACGTATACATATATACCATAAATCTGGAACATTTATTGAAATGCATCCAAATGGTGATGTGGTCACTCATCATAAGAATGGATTCAGAACTGTGACTGGAAATGAAAAATTACATGTCACTGGAGATATGGATATTACTGTCGACGGTGCTTTAACTATTAATGCTCCGACAGGAAACATCACTTTTGGCAGTGGCGAAATTACAGTGTCTGGTATTACTCAAACACAGCACACACATACCGACACTGCTGGTTTGGGTACAGGAACAACTTCAAAACCTCAGGGATAAATTATGGCAGATTTAAAACAGCAAGATGGAAGAATAGCGTATGTCGGTGATGATGGCGAAGTTAAATATTTACTAAGTGAAACTGCTAGTACAGGTGGTCTTGATTCGTACTATACAGCTGCTCTGATTGATCAACAATACGTAACAAATATTCTCGATTCTGATTTTATTAAAGATCGTATTGTTGATTCTGATTACATAGCGAATTACGCAGCTGCAACAGTAGATACAACATATGTTCAGAACATAGTAAATTCAACGTATATTCAAAATATTGTTAACACTAGCTATATTAGTGGAATTGTCACTTCGAATTATATCAATTCGAGAGTCACACTTCCAGTCGTAACTGGTTCAGGAATTGGTGGTGGAGTAAATACAACACCTTTAACTCATCCAGTTGGAAGTTTTATGATAGCTAAAGTTAGAGCATCGGTCGTCGATACCTATAACACGGGGGCAACATATCCAGGCATTTTCCCAGGAGACACAGTAGCTGGTTCAAACTTATATTATCAAAGTAAACTCACAGGATCTGGATATCCTGCAGGAATTTACAATTCAGTTTCGTTAGGATCAGGTACATGGAAAGCTCTTGCTTATGTTTCTGATTCCACTATAGAAGGTTCAATTCGTATAAGTGGTACGAATTATGACGCAGCACCTGCAGTATTATATCAGAGGGTAGCATAATGGAATACACTTCAGTAACAAATGTACATTGGTCAGATTCAGATCAAACAACTATTGATTGTACAGTTAATTTTGTTGGTCTAGGTTCTGTACCTTTTACAGTAAATCAAAATGATACAGAAAGTCATTCTGTAAAAATATGGAATGAAATTAATAATGGTTTCTATGGTGTGATAGGCAATCCTCCATCCTTAGGTACACCTTCAGAAGTTCAAGATTCTGACGGATCATAGGTATAAATAGATCAAAGGATTTTTAAATGGCTCGAGCATTTGCAATAGAAGATGGAAACTTATCAACGAAGCCTATCACGACTTCGCGTGTTGTCACGAGTTCTGACATCGATTTGACGTTTGCGAAAAAAGCAAATGGAGATGTTTTTAAAAAATCTGATGCTGCTGCAGTAAAACAAGCTGTTAAAAATTTATTATTGACTAACTACGGAGAGAAACCATTTCAACCACTTTTTGGTGGTGATCTGAATCGTTTTCTTTTTGAATTAAGTGATGAGTTCGATGAGTTTGAGATTCAAGATCGAGTTTCTTCGGCAATATCAAACTATGAGCCAAGAGCAGCAGTCAGAAGTGTATCTGCGAGAATCGATCCAGACAATTACAATGTTGATATTACAGTTAGATTCCAAGTCGTAACTACACTTGAAAATGTAGAATTAAATGTATCACTCACGAGGCTGAGATAATGGCAACTATTCAATCATCTGATTTAGATTTTACTACTCTTAAAAATAATCTAAAAACATACTTACAAAGAAGTTCAGAGTTTCAAGACTATGATTTTGATGCGAGTGGATTGTCAAATATTCTCGATGTTCTGGCATATAATACACATATTAATGGTTTGGTTGCCAACTTAGGAATTAATGAATCATTTTTGAATTCAGCACAACTAAGATCTTCTGCTGTATCTCATGCTGAAACGCTTGGGTATCGTCCTCACTCAAAAACTGCATCAAAAGCTACCGTTACTTTATCTGCATCAACTGGTAGTGGTGCAACACCAAGCGCGACTCTTCCACAATATACTACATTTACTTCGACTGTAAATGGAGAATCTTACACTTTCAGAACACTTGAACAGTATACAGCAACAAATGACGGTAGTGGGAATTTTACATTTAAAACAACAGATGGTCTTTCAAATATTAGTATCACAGAAGGTACACTCAAAACCAAAACTTTCATTATAGGTGATACAAACGATGAACAGGTTTTTATTATTCCAGATGTGAATCTCGATACAACAACTCTTGACGTAAAAGTATACGACACTGTAACTTCATCTTCATTTACACAATATTCTAATATTGAAGATATAGTTAGAATCAGCTCAGATTCGACAATTTTCATTGTAAGAGAATCTCCAAATGGATTTTTTGAAATTACTTTCGGTGAAGGCAATGTTCTTGGAGCATCTCCTCAGGCTGGCAATAAGGTTGAAGTGACTTATATTACTTCGGCAGCTGCTGACGCAAATGATGCTACGACATTTATAGCTGATGATGATGTCAATATAGCTGGAACTGATTACACTTTAACAGTCACAACAGTTTCAAACTCAGCGGGTGGAGCAGAAAAAGAATCGATTGCTTCGATCAAAGCGAATGCTCCTATTGCTTTTGCTACTCAGCAAAGACTTGTAACGGCTGAAGATTACAAAGCTCTGATTCTACAAAGATATTCTACTACTGTTCAAGACGTTACATCTTGGGGTGGTAACGACAATATTCCTGCAATCTACGGTAGAGTTTATGTTTCAATTAATTTTAAAACGGGAATCAGTTCAGCAGTTCAGACTTCAGTGAAAGATTCTATAGTAAATCAGCTCTCTGAAAATCTTGCGATTATGTCGATTGATACTGTGTTTGTAGATCCAATTGACACCTTTATCGAACTTACTACTGATTTTAATCTAGATCCAAATCTCACTGGAGATACTTCAGAAACCGTTGCAAATACTATTAAAAGCGAGATCTCTTCGTTCTTTACAACTAATTTATCAACCTTTGATGCGGTGTTTAGAAGATCATCTCTTCTTGCTACAATTGACGATCTATCACCAGCAATTCTGGATTCTGCAATTACAACAAAGATTCAACAAAGATTCGTACCAACTCTCAGTTATTTAACAAACTATGACGTTAATATGCCAGTAGCTCTTGCGCAACCAGATGATGTTAATTATATTATAAACACTTCTGCATTTACTATTAGTAGTGGAGAAACAGTGTTTGCTCGAAATAGACTTGAATCAACTACTATTGAATTAGTCGACGAAAATTCAGGTCTTGTTATAATTGATAACGCTGGATCTTATAATCAAACAACAGGCGTAATAAGTTTTGTTGGTGTTAATATTACTGCTTACAGTGGAAGTTACATTCGAGTAACAGCTACACCTGCAAATCAAGGGACAATACGACCTCTTAGAAATTATATCTTAAATGTCGATTTAAATCGTACATCAGTAATTGCGAATCTTGACTTCCAGAACACAGAAGCATCATTATCAACATGAGCCACGAATTAAAAGATAAAAATCGTCGTAATGTTACGCTCTTCACTTCGAAAACAGGTGAAGTGCTTCCACGTTACTATGAAGAAGACAATTCTAAATTAATAGCATTACTCGACGAATATTATAAATTTATGGATAGCTCAGGTGATCAGAGCTTTTCAAACATCATTTCTGAAATACATCATTCTCGAGATATATCACAAACAGACATAGACTATCTAGATGAATTGATTAAAGAAATTGGTAACGGGCTTCAAGCTTCATCCTTCTTTCAACAACCTCGTCTCATGGCAAAACTTCTTGCAGATTTTTATCGTGCAAAAGGTACACGAGTTTCAGCTGAAGGCTTCTTTCGTGGATTTTTTAACGAAGAAGTTACTGTAGAATACCCAAAAGATCAGATCTTTATCATCGACGATTCTCTAATTGGATATGAATCTCAAAAATTTATTCAAGATAATGGTCTTTATCAGATCTTTTCTATTCTTTTGAAAATCGGTTTATCTACATCTGATTATGAAGAGTTGTATAAAAGGTTTGTTCATCCTGCAGGATTTCACTTTGCAGGTCAAGTTCAAGTTGTCGGGCAGGCATCTTTAGGAATTACTACATCAAGTGAAGATCCTCTTGATAGCGCAGATCTTAGCACTCCTGCAATCAGTGAAGCAACTCTTAGCTTGGGTACTGGAATTTCAGAATTTACAATTCTTATTGAGTCAGATGGAACTCAACTTCGAGCTACACCGGAAATTGTGGTTGATACATTTGCTGCAGATTCAGTTGGATCTCTTGATGAGTTCTATCCGAATATTGCAACTCTACTTACACCGAATTCATTTACATTCGATGATAGTAATGCAACTCAAGGCCCAGATATGTCAATGGATTATGAAACAATGGATGGTGAAATGTTTACTCGTTATTTAGCGAATATCCTTGACTCATCGATATAAATAAAGTAAAATAATTAAGAGCGAAATATGACTAGACAAAACATCGCAACAGGTACTACTGCTAATGACGGAACGGGTGATACTCTCCGAGCTGCAGCAGACAAAATTAATGCAAACTTTGTAGAACTCTACCAGTTTCTAGGTGGTGGTGATAGTGACGTACTATCTGCGCAGATAACACTTGAAGATAGTGCTATTGTGTTTGAAGGTTCTCTATCTGATGCGTTTGAAACAAGATTGACTGTCATTAATCCTACTGTAGATCGCCATGTTCAAATTCCTGATGCCGGTGGTGTTCTTATAGTTGATTCTGCTACACAAACACTTTCGAATAAAACTTTAAATATTCCAACTCTTACTAACCCTAAGATTAATGGTGACTTTTTTGATACTAATAGTAACGAGATACTGCAATTTACAGCAATCTCTGGTGCAGTAAATGAGCTTTCGATTGAGAACGCTACAACTGGCAATCCTCCAAAACTCAGTGCAACAGGAACAAACTCAAATATCAATTTAGAAGTGAATGCTAAAGGTACTGGTTCAGTCGATGTTTCGAAATTAGCTTTTAGTTCAGCAGAAATTACAGCAGATGGTACTGCATCAACCGCTGCGTCATATATCATATGTAATAAAGGATCGGCTTTAGCAGTAACTTTAGCTGATGGTACAACAACCGGTGAATCTAAGATTTTTACAAACAAAGGTGTCGGAACCGCGACAGTCACACCGACTAATTTCGCTGGAGGCACAAGTTTTGCAATTGCTCAAAATGAAGGAGCACAATGTATTTGGGATGGTGCAAACTGGTTCCTTGTTGGAAATCAGAGTGTAACAACAATCGTATAAGAGATAAAAAATGGTAGCGATAGCAACAGATCCACTAAAAAAGAAATTAATCGATCTCCTCTTTCAAGAAGCAGATAACGGTGCTGATAGTAATGAATACTATTTAGGAATCGGTAAAGCTGACACATATGATAGTTCAGACACTACTGCAACTCCTCTTCGCACAATCGAAGAAGAAAGAGAAGCTCGGAATAATCTTCAGTCAATTAAGAAGGTTACTGGTGTTTCATTTGTTATCCCTCGTTATAACTGGACATCAGGTTCGATTTATTCGGCGTGGTCAGATAATGTCGTAGGTCTTCCAACAAATCCATATTACGTTTTGACAGAAGATAACGAAGTCTACGTTTGTGTAAAGCAAGGGCAAGACGCTACAGGTGCTGCAAACACTTCAACTGTCAAACCAAGTTATACTGATGAAGGTGTTGATCAAACAGCAGCATTTACTACTGCCGACGGATACATCTGGAAGTTAATGTATGGTCTTTCTGCATCTAGAGCAAGCACATTCTTATCATCAGGATTTATTCCTGTTCAAGATATTACAGTCGATTCTGCTTCAGCAAACGCATTTGAATTACAACAATTAAATATTCAGAATACTGCTACCCCAGGACAAATCGTAGGACTAGAAATTATTTCTGGTGGTTCAGGATATTCTTCTGCTCCTACTATTACAATCAATGGAGATGGAACCGGTGCTACAGCGACAGCAACTATCTCGGGTGGTACAATTGTAAAAGTTGAGATGTCAAACTTTGGTAGTGGATACAACTTTGCTGGTGCAACAGTTTCAAGCGGTGCTGCAGTCTTAAGACCAATTATCGGACCAAGAGATGGAGTCGGTAAAAGCGTAATTGAAGATCTTAAGTCTACGTCAGTGATGTTCAACATTAAGCCTGATGGGGCTGAGGGTGGAGACTTTATTGTTACTAACGACTTTAGACAAATAGTTTTGTTGAGAAACCCTACTCTTACAGATAGCGCTGGTGGTGATGGACCAATCTTTACCGGCACTTCAGGAAAAGTTGGAAGATTTATGACATTGACTGGAACTATCTCTGCATCTGGATTAGTAGTTGATGAAGAAATTACCGGCGGAACATCTGGTGTTACAGCATTTGTTGATGAGTTAGATAGTGCTTCTGGAAATATTGTATATTATCATCAGAATTCAAATAATATTGCAGGTGAGTTTACAGACGGCGAAGCTATCACAGGAGATGGTGTTGGTTCAGCTACTATTGACAGCGGTAATAAATACACTTCAGTAGATATGTTTAGTGGAGACCTGCTCTATATTGAAAATAGAGCTAAAATTACAAGATCAGCCGCACAAACAGAAGACATTAAAGTTATTATAACGGTGTAAAGAATGGCAACTAATATAACCAATACCACATTTTCGACCACATATAAAGATGATTTCTTAGATAGTGATAACTATCACAGAATTCTGTTTAATTCTGGTCGAGCTCTACAAGCTCGTGAGCTCACACAGATGCAAACAATCATTCAAAGAGAAATTGAAAGGCTTGGTTCAAATATCTTTGTGGATGGTGGTGTTGTTGAACCAGGCGGAATAACTGTCAATAATAGGTTAGAATTTATTAAACTTGCTTCTGGCCAATTGCCAGCCAGCTATGCCACAACTGTCGTAGGTAAAGCGTTTACAGTTCAATCTCCAGATGCTGCTGTACAAATTAAAGTTTTAAAAGTTTTTCCAACCGATGGTACTGATCCCGACACACTTTTTGTAGAATATCTTTCAACTTCAGCTGGAACATCTGGGTCTGTTCCAGTTCGTGTCGGCGCATCTCAAACTCTATTAGATGATGATACAAGCACTATTAGCATGATTACAGCTTCTTCTGCAGTTTCAGGTAGAGGTACAGAAGCCTCAGTCGCACAAGGAACTTTCTTTGCACAAGGACACTTCGTCTTTGTAGAAAAGCAATCAATATACATTGACAAATACTCAAATACTCCTACAGCAGATATCGGATTTAAAATTTCAGAACAAGTTGTTACTACTTCAGATGATACTGCATTATTCGATAATCAAGGTGCGGTACCAAACGTTGCTGCTCCTGGTGCAGACAGATATCGTATTCAGCTTACTCTTACAACTCGTGATCAAATTGGAGCGAATGAAAACTTTATATTCCTCGGTAAGATAACAAGTGGTCAGTTATCAGATGAAGTGAGAGTAGACAATTCTTTCAATCGTATCAATGATGTACTTGCACTTAGAACAAAAGAAGAATCGGGTAACTATATCGTAAAACCATTTAATGCTCGTTTTGAAAATCAAGATTCCGCAAATCTTTTGTTAAAAGTAACAGATGGTATTGCATATGTCGATGGTTATCGTATTGATGTAGGACCACAAGAGATTACAGTACCGAAAGCTCAAGATACTACTACTATCAACAACGAGATTGTAATTGCTAGCTTTGGTAACTTTGTGAAGGGCGAAATTGATGATAACAAGGGTCTTCCAAACATTGAGACTTTTGCAAAACTAAATCTAAGAGATGCTACTGGTCATACCGGTAATACGATTGGTACTGCTCGTGTTCGTCATGTAGAAGAAGATGGTGCAAGTAGTTACAAGTTCTATCTCTTCGATATTAGAATGAATGAAGGTAAATCTTTCTCACTCGTTCGGTCAATTGGAACAGGCACATCAGATTATTTTGATGTTACTCTTGAAGGTGGAGCTGCAGTACTTAAAAACACATCAAACAACAATCTCCTGTTTGCACTACCTAATGAGAAACCAACACAGACTGGTGTTTCGGTTGACGCAATCACTGTACAAAAGAGAGTCACTTTTACAACAGATGGTGCAGGAGCTGCAAGTGCTATCGCTATACCTTCGGGTTATACTGCATTCACAACTACTGGATCTTGGATCGCAGCAAAAACAGATAGCTCAGTAGATACGAGTATTACTTTTGATGCATCAGCCGGCACATCATTTGATGTTTCAGGAGGACAAGCTTCAGCTAACTATGAAGTTCTTGCTCTTGTAACGAAATCTTCTCCGACTGCTCGAGCTAAAACGCTTACAAACACAACTATCACAAAAACTTGGCCAACTGATGCAGAATCAGATGGTAATGGTACGCAGTTCATATCACTGAATGAAGCTGACATCTTTGAATTTACTTCAATTAAAATTGATGACTCAGATGGATCAGATATTTCTGGTAACTTTACCACCGATAACGGACAAAGAGATAACTTCTATGGTATAGGCCGTATTATAAAAAGATCAGACGTTACTATACCGACTGGAACAAACATCTTTTCTCGGTTTAAATATTTTGAACATAACACGACAGGCGATTTCTTTGATGTTACATCATATCCGACCGCTACAGTCGAATATGAAAAAATACCCAATCATACGCTTAATGATGGAACTACAGTTTCACTTAGAGATGTTATCGACTTTAGACCAAAAGCTGTTAAAGTTTCTGAGTCTGGAGTTGCGAATATAAACTTTGATTCCGATGGTGCTTTACTAGGAAACGATCCAATCATTAACGCAATTCCAGTTAACACTTCAACATTTAGTGCTGATGTAGATTACTACATGCCAAGAAGTGATAGACTGATTGCTTACTCTCAACAAAATTCAGGTTCTAGAACAAGAACAGGCGCAGTAAAAGTTGTCTCTGGTGTTTCAGATCTAAATCCTCTTTTACCCGATATTCCAGAAGGAGCGTTGCCTCTATATGATCTGCAATTAAACGCTTTTACTCTACATGATTCTGATTTAACAACAACACAGATTCCTGCTAAAAGATTTACGATGCAAGACATTTCAGATCTTGAAAATAGAGTAAATGACTTGCAAGAGTTAACGACTCTCAGCTTACTTGAAGTAAATACTTCTTCACTGACGGTAGTTGATTCTGCTGGTCTTGAAAGAACAAAGGCTGGATTCTTAGTTGATAACTTTAAAGATTATGCATTCTCAGCAACAAACAGAGAAGAATATAGAGCAGTTATCGATGAAATTGAAAATACACTTGAACCAATTGCGTTTCCTCATAACACTCGAATAATCTTCGATTCTGATAATAGTACAGCAATACGTAAAGGTGATTTAGCGATGCTATCGATTGATAGCAATCCTGTGCTTTTAAGTCAAATAGTTGCAACAGGAACTGAAAACATCAATCCTTTTGCAGTTGTTAATAATATCGGTAACTTACAGCTTTCTCCTGCATCAGACGAATGGATCGAAACAAGAACCGCACCAGATAATATTATTACCGGTAATCAGCAGTCAAATCGTATTAATCCATCAACGAGAGTTGCTACAACATGGCCTTGGTCAAGATCAGATCTAGTCAATAACTGGACAGGACGTAGAAATCTGGGTACAGTTACAAGTGGAGGTTCACGGTTTAGACGTGAATTGATTGGTGATCGAGTAGTTGATATTAGACTTATTCCTTTCATGAGATCTCGTATCGTATTCTTTAAAGCGAATGGATTGCGGCCAAATACGAAGCACTTCATTTTCATGGGCGCTGATAATATTTCTACTTATGCGAGAGAAGAAACGACTTTTCAGAGATTTGCTACAAGAGATGGTAACGTTGGCGGTAGTGTATACGCTAATAGAACAACGCATCCATCTGGTTCAACAGATTTGATTTCAGATGGCAACGGTGAAATCATTGGTTCATTCCTTGTTCCTTCAAATAATGCGTTGAGATTCAGAACTGGTCAACAGCAAATTACTCTTGCTGATATTAACAGTTCAAGCGCAGGTAATGCTGTTTCAGCAGCAGTTGCTGTATTTAACTCAACCGGTGTACAAGTTACTCGTCAAAGACAGATCAGTTCTACTCGTATTCCTCCTCCGCCGACGGATGATTGGGGCCCAGGGATTGTTTGGGGGGCTGGTGAGATGAATAGTGATCCTCTGGCTCAGTCATTCCTTATTAATCAGGCTGAACATCCGAACGGAATATTCTTAACAAAAGTTGATATATTCTTCAACTCAAAAGAAGCAGCTGGCGGTCCTCCTGTCCAACTTCAGATTAGACCACTCGACGCTGGAGTACCAGACAGCCGACCAATTGCTAACGCTGTTGTCTTTAAAAATCCTGCAGATGTTAACATTCCAGCTAGCTTAAATGTTATGGCGACTGTAGCTGCTACACCTACAACATTCGAATTTGAAGAACCTGTTTATCTTACTCCAGGTAGAAGTTATGCAGTAGTCTTACTTGCCAACTCAACAGCATACAATGTTTACACTGCAAAGACATATGACTTTGTTATTGGATCTACAGAACAAAGAGTTTCAAAGCAGGCAGCAGCGGGTTCTCTATTCTTATCACAGAATAGTATTACTTGGACACCCGATCAATCAAGAGATTTGATGTTCAAGCTTTATAGAGCTGAATTTGCATCATCTGGAATTGCAGATTTTGAAAACAGCGAAACAGATTTACAGTTGCTGTCAACAGATCCTGTTTCCACAGACTCTGGTAGTTCAACAGTTAGAATATATCATCAAGGGCATGGTTTAATTAAAAATGACTATGTCACAATCGCTGGCTTAGACTCTGCTACTCGTTATGGTGGAATCTTAGGATCTTCAATCATGGGATCTCGTCAGATTGCAAATGTTGACTGGTCAGGATACACATTCACAGCAGATTCAACAGCTACTGCTACACTCAGAGCGGGTGGTAGTGATGTAATTGCTTCTCAGAATGCGATGTTTGATGCTTTCATTCCACAAGTTCAAACTCTCTTGCCTGATGATACCACATTATCAGCATCGATTAAGAGAACTTCTGGTTCATCATATGCTGGAGGAAGAAATACTGCAGTGAGTGGTGCTTATTCGAAAGATGCTAGTTATGCAAACATCACATTAAATGAAATGAACTTCAATGATGCTCCTAAAGTTATCGCTACAAGAGCAAACGAATTAGTATCATCATTGAGTGGAAACAAATCGCTTGATCTGAGAATGAATCTTTCAACAACAGACACTAAAGTTTCACCTCTCATTGATATGCAGAGATCTTCACTTTCAACATTTGAAAACGTAATAGATAATCAAGACTCTTCGAGTACAACGTTACAAAACGTACCTTTATCGATCGTGCTTGAAACAAGCGCAACTGGTGGTACTTCTGCTGCTAAGCATATTACACGACCGGTTACACTTGAAGAACCGGCTGTCGGCTTGAAGATTATCTTTGCAGCTAATCGTCCTTCAGTATCTAATTTTGAAGTATACTTTAAAACAGCTACTTCAGATGAAAACTTAGATGATATAGGATATACTCAAGTTCTAGAAGATACGAATAATCCTGCAGATGAGGATGGCGTAACATTTAGACAGTATGAATATCTTGCCGGTGGACAAGTTGGTAACTTAGGATCATTCACACAATTCCAAGTAAAAATTGTGATGACTACTAGTAACACTTCGAAATCACCTAAGATTAAAGATTTAAGAACAATTGCTTTGGTAACATAATGAATAAATACATTAAAGTCAAAGGACATTCGAATCTCGCACGTGATAGAAATACCGGTGCTATTGTAAATATCAATAGTGGCGAAATGACACAAGCAAGAAAGAGAAAAAAATTATGGAGAGAACAGCAAGACGAGTTATCTGCTCTCAAAAGTGACGTTGCATACATGAAAGAGATGATGGCAAAGTTAATAGAGGAAAAAGATGGCAATAACAGCAACAACGGTTAATCTCTCCGATCCGTTTTCAACGTTTGTGAACAAAACAAACGCACTCGTTACGGATGCGGGTAATCTTGACTCTAGTGTTGGAACACTTAGTTCATTAACAACTACTGATAAATCAAGTTTAGTTGCAGCTTTGAACGAAATACAGCAAGGAAATGTTGATTTTCAATCAGATAGCGCAGGAGGAATTTTGTTCGATTCCGATCAAAGATCTTTCAGTATAGCTCCAAACACAATTACTTCGTCTTTCTTTAAAAACGTTGAAATTTTACTCGTAAAAGACGCATCAGGATCAACACTTAAAACAATGTACTCACCGGGATCATAATTATGGTTAGACCACTTGAATTTCTTTCTGGCAATTTAGAATCTATGTCAGACGCCGATTTAGATCGGTTACAATATTACTTAAGAGTTGCTTACGCTGCTCAACTAGACGCTGGAGGTGATGGATCTATTTCTGTTGGATCTTCACAAACATCAATTGGATCTGCATCAGATACAAGTTCAACTCAGCAAACAGCAACAACAGTTAGAATTGTAAATGACGGTATCATTCAGACTTTTCCTGCTTACCCAGGATTAGGAACTGAAACTGATTCGACTTTCAACTATCAGCAAGATCAAACTGTTCCTTCATTTCCTTCTGCTTCTACACTCAATGCTGATGGCTATGCTTTTTATGATAACACTGCTGGTGCTGTTCAAACTGCAAATACCGCCTCACATTTATATGATGAAGTTCTAGCACAATGCATTACCGACATGAGAACAGGAGATGAAGTAGGTACGTATCGTATTTCAACTACAACTCCTACAGATGGAGGTGCAGGAACATGGGCCGATAAAGGAACGTGGTACACAGATTCGACGTATGATGCAGGAACAACTACATACAAGCTTTGGTTGAAAACTGCTCTAGGTACTGTTCCTGGATCTGACATTGAACCAGTCGGTCTCGACGGTAGTGACTTGAAAGAAAGAGGGATTCTGAATAGCAATAATTTAATTCAGAACGTTCTACTGCCAGCGTTGACACGTAGAATGAGTAGCGGCGACTTACTTTATACCGTTATTACTTCTGCACCTTCTGGTGTAAATAGAGGAACATTTACAGATACTCGCCAAACTACAGCAAGCAATACACAGAGCTTTAGCAATCCTAACTATAACAGTACAAGTACTCCAACAGGAAGTGCTACTGTACAAACTACATATTATTTGAATTTAGCTTAAAGAGGATATATCATGGCCGCTAAACCAAAAATGACTTATGCACGATTCACCGATACTTCAAGATCACTTATTCGTTATCACATTGAAAGTGACGAAGGACTGAAAATTGAACACTGCACGTATGATCCAAATTCTGAAGAATGTAAAAAAATTCTAAAGAAATTTGGTGTTGAAACTCTTGAAAAAAACTACATTGAGTTTAATAAAGCTGAAGCTACAACGTTCAACTATTTCAATATTTTCAAAGAAAACATTTCAGATATTACAGCTATCATCGATAAAAGATGGCATGACTTATCGGCACATAGCGAGTTGTTAGACGGAATCCAAGTAGAAGGACCAGCCGTAGCTAATATCGGAATACAAGAAATTAAAGATATTGGCAATGATCAAGAAAAATTCTTCAAATTGAAGCTTGAAATTTTCGAATTACCTGAAGTCAAATCTTCTTCGAATCGTGATTGGAAAGCAAGAATGCGTAAGTCGACTACCACCCTCGAGCTTCTAGCGACTCTTTATGAGGTGTATTCGACCGTTGAAAATGAAGAAGGCGAACGTCAGGATTAAATTCGTCGATATACAAATACTCTCCAGGATAATGTAAGTTTGCGTCAAGTATGTAATCTTTGTCATGATGGCCAAAGTTGGTCCATGTCGTAGTCCATGTCTCTGGTAGGTATTTGAGTTTTAATCTTTCCTCGACGCTATCTTGTATAAAATACTGCTCACCATTAACGGGGCCCACAGTGGTTCCGTTTTTGATATAATATTCCATCCAATAATTTGAATCCGAAACAAATTTATCGTAAATGTATCGACAATCTTTTGGATAATATTTCTGAAATCCACCTTGCAGCTTATACTTTGGATTGACACTTTCTTTCCACCATGCCTGTGCTGCAATAAACTCGCCTCTTTCAATTGGATATTCAAACATATCCATATAGTCATTAATCAAAGCAATATCGATATCGATAACACAAACTGGTTCATCGATATCGAGACTCATAGGAATGAGTTTATTCCATTGCAGTTTACCGATCGATTCTTCTCGAATCCATGTTACATTATCGAGTTTTGAATTGATGTAGTCTTCTACGCTTTGATCGTATCTGTCTCCGATTCTGACAGCGTACACTCGTGTTCCCATAGTTTATCTCTTGCTTGGTTGTATAATGTTATTGGAAACTTATCACTGTTATCGTACTTCCAATTATACGAGTCACACACTAATCCAAATGTTTCGTATTGTGTGATTTCATTCCAAATAAATTCGTCTATACCTCTATGATATTTGAGCATGTAGTACTCAGGATCTTCTGCGAATTTGTCGTGTATCCACGAACAATCACCTTTCCATGCCATGATTGAGCTATTCAGAGGAGTGTGAAATTTAGGTCTCCACCAAGCTGTTAATAGCGTAAAACTTTCTCTTTTCAAATGTCCTATTTTACCAGTGATAGCAACGTCTAAATCTAAAAAAAGAAACTGGCCATCTCGAAATAAATCAAATACTCTGAGCTTATCCCAAACACCCCCATATACTACATCTGTAACAACATGAATTTTTTCATACTCTTGATTCACGTTTTTGAGCATGTACTTGATATTTTTCACCCATTTATCTTCTCCGTATTCCGGTGGAGTATTCAAAAGAACTATTTGTAATTGTTGCATTTTCCAATCACCATGTATCTCGTATAATTTTCAAATTCTAAACTTCCGCGATAATATAGTTTTGTAAATCCAGCTTGTTCTGCTAATTCTTCTGGAGAATCAACACAGTTAATATGATCGGGTTCGCCTCTCATATTATTTGACTGCAATACAAATATTGCTTTATCTGTATTATAGTTTCTCGATTTTATAATATCTTTCATTTGAGGCATATGTTCACATGAAGTGTTTATTACAATGCGAGGAGAATAGGTATCTTTAATGTTCATTATGCTGTCTTCAACAAAGATATACTCAAAATCAAACTGAAAATTTGTTTTACAAAAATGCGAAACACTTGTACACAAAGGATCGAGATCTATATTGCGTACTCTATTCAAAGGGATCTCACGCGATAAGTATTTCAGCATTGGCCAGCCAAACCAGCCTCCAATCATTTCTGCATCATATCTGTCTTCTCTGTAATATTGTTTACGCTCGTCGATTACTTGCCATAGTTCATACGCTGCCCACTGTTTACATCTCACTTGATTAGGTGATATACTTTCTACAAATCGATTTACTTCATTTGGATAATTATGTGCAAACCAGTGAAACATCGGAGATACGAATTTAGGATCTCCATGTTCAATCATTCTTTCAATTTGCCAAGTTTCTAAATTCATATTTTTCCCCATACTATATAATGATTTTTTTGTCCTTCAACAATATGTTCCTGATAAACTTGTTTAAGTTGATATTGATTTATGAGTTGTTGTGTTGAATAGACTGGATTGCAATCGCCGCTATGTTCTTCATTATCACCAATAAGAATCACATCTCCATAATGTTTTATATATGGATACGTCTTTTCACAATTCATATGTACAACTAACTCAGAATGATAATTTACATCGTCAAAAACAAAGTCTTTACATTGATACCATTGACTGTTCTCAAATTTTGGATCGTAATCGATAGCATTTGCTTCAATCTCAATCGCGTTTAATTTATTCAGAATGTCTTTTATGTTATTACATGCAAGGAAAGTAATCGAATCATAGTTAGTATATATGTTAAACAGTTTCATAACTTTTCCACAACTTTACAGTTTCATCATCGGCTTCATGTAATTCAAATGCAACTTCGTTTAGATTGTTTGCTTTGATATGTGATGTATTGAATAGAGATATTTTGTTTTTGAGTACTAATCCTTCACGATTGTAGTTTGAGCATAGAGATGTTTTCCAATAACTCAATCTATCGTTACGAGCATGTTGATAAAATAAGTATTTGTCAAGTGATTTGTATGTAAATTCTATTTTATCCCAATTGTCATGAGTATACTTTACAAGCCAATCTGCATTTCTCCACTTGACGAATGAGCTATTTACATGGCATGAAGATCCTTTGCCATACCACATTAGAGATCTTTGAATGTAATCGTTCCAATGGTTCCATATCATACATATACCATTACGATTCTTTCTCACAACCGATATATCTTTGTGTATTAGAATGTCGAGATCAACCCAAATACCTTGTTCATGTTTTTCCATCAACATAATTTTTTCGTATGTAAAAACACGATCTGTGTCGTATGGACGTAATTCTTGTATGTCACGTATAGACACTTCATCGCGAATGCCTTGATGGTTGTCTGTATAACATGTTAGAGTAAAAGGAAAATGATAGTGAGTAACTAAAGAACCATAAAGTCGATTGACATATTCTGGTCCATATTTGTCACCCCATTTCAAAGTGAAAAATTCTGTCATAATATACCGTATAAATAAAGTAGTCTATATTATATATTAAGGATTATTATGGCTAGTGACAACTTTCCAAGTGAAACATTCTGTGCTCTTCCGTGGTTACACCTATCGACTCGACCGAATGGACATATGAGAGTATGCTGCACAGCGAATGCAAGTGGCGTAGCAGTTAACGCAGATTCACAAAACAAATCAAAATCAGAGGCAGGTGTTCTCCGTCGTGATGATGGGAAACCAGCAAATCTTGCTACGACTGGACTCATGGAATCGTGGAATAACGAGTACATGAAAGGTATTCGTCGTATGATGTTGAATGGTGAACAACCAGAGTCATGCACAAAATGTTTTAAGGAAGAAGAAGCGGGTCATAGATCAAAAAGAATTTGGGAAACAAGGAAATGGATCAATGAGCTTGGAATTGACGACATCATTGGAGGAACTCAAGAAGATGGTTCTATCGAGCCACGTATTCGGTATATCGATCTTCGCATGGGTAGCAAGTGTCAGCTTGCATGTGTTATGTGCTCACCTCATGATTCTAGCGGCTGGGTAAAAGAACATAAACAATTATGGCCAACACTTGAAAATAATAATCTCAAAAAGTCAATGGAATGGGAAAAGGATTCCGGTAAGTTAGCATGGTCCGGTGGATCGTATAACTGGCATAAAAAGAATCCGAGTTTCTGGGATGAGTTATACGAAACTCTTCCATATCTTCGTCAGCTATATTTTGCTGGTGGAGAACCATTGATTATGGATGAACATTATATGTTACTCGAAAAATGCATTGAAGATGGTATTGCTTCTCAAATCGAGTTACGATATAATTCAAATGGACTTGAATGGAGAGATGATTTATTCGAACTTTGGAGTCAGTTCCGCAATGTAATCTTTCACTTTAGTGTAGATGATATTGGATTGCGCAATCACTTTATACGTTATCCATCTTATTGGCCTGATATTGAAAGTCAGATAAGAAAGCTTGACGATTATCCTTACGAGAATCTTACGTTAACGACTGCTACAACAATCATGGCAATCAATATCTTCTATGTACCAGAGTTTATTAAATGGAAACTTGAATCAAACTTTAAGTTACTGAATAAGTGGCCACAGGGTGCAGGTATTTTTAATTGTCATTTAGCCTATTGGCCACCACAACTCAATGTAAAAGTTTTACCAGACTGGTTTAAAGCTGAAGTGAGACAAAAGTTTGAAGAAGAACTGTATCCCTATCTTGAAGAAAATTGGCAAATGTGTGGTGCTACAGATTATGATGAATGGCGTAATTCTGAATATGGAATTCCACGTTTAGAAGGACTACTCAAATTTATGGAAGCAGAAGACTGGACAGAAAGATTGCCAGAAACTTCTGAATGGTGTTATAAAGTGGCAACACAAAGATTTTTAGATTTTAATGAAGTCTTTCCAGACTTAGATTGGTTGGAGTGGTATAAATGACGCTTTGCCATGCACCTTTCTTACATCGTTACATTGATACTAGTGGACAATCTCATCTTTGTTGCACAGCAAATCCACGAAAATCTAATCAAAATTTTCAAGAGTGGAGCGGAGAAGATTATCAAGATATAAGAAAGCACATGTTGACAGAACAAGAACTTCCAGAAATGTGTTATGAGTGCAAAGATTTAGAAGATGTTGGCCAAAACTCTACTCGAATGATATATGATAAAATGTACAAAAATCTAGGTAGTCCTAGTTTAAATATTGAAGGTGGTACAGAATTTTATGCTCCTATATCGTATGATCTAAGACTAAACAATCTTTGTAATCTTGCATGTAGAATGTGTGGACCATCTGCGAGTACTCAACTTTTTAAAGAAGCGATTGAACACCCGCATCTCTGGCCTTGGTGGGAAGACGAAGATCCTTCTAAATATAATCAAGCAGATATATCATCAATATTAGAAGAAGCTTCTTCTATGTATGATCTAAGGCTTTTAGGTGGTGAGCCAACAGTGCAACCACAAACAAAAGCTATTCTGAAAAGGTTAATTGAGGTTGGGAATACAAATGTTAAAATTTTTATGACAACGAATGGTACTAATGTTAATAAAGAATATTTTGATTTATTGAAACAATTTAAAAATGTTATTATTGTTGTGTCAATTGATAGTTACGGGTCAGGCCAGGAATACATAAGAGGCGGGGCTAACTGGAATAAAATATGGGATAATGTTAGAAAAATTTATGAAGAGGTTGAATGGTCCGGACATTTTTCTCTTGGTCTTAATCAAACTGTACAGACATACACTATCTTTGACTTTTGGGAACTTCGACAAAAAGCATATGAAGATTATCCTTGGATCGATCATATTAAGTCTTCGATTGTTTATTGGCCAACGATATACAGCCCTCAACATATTCCGACAAAGTGGAAAGAAATGGCGATAGAAATCGCCATCAAAAATAATTCATATGAAGCAGAAAAACATATATTTGATTTCATAATGAAAAGTGATGAAGACATGACAATAATGCAACAGTTGAAAGCTTTCACTCCTCTGATGGATTTTGCTAGAAATAGATACTTACAAGATTACTTTCCGTTATGTCATAAACTACTTGAGGAAATAGAATGAGCACATTTTGTCCATTAGCATGGAACTCGATTAATTTGAGAAACAATGGCGATCTTCGTATTTGTTGTAACACTAACTCGTATTCTCCTAATAAAGGTATTATGAGAAAAGAGAATGGCGAACCATACAATGCTGGTCGAGATGATTTAGCTGAAGCTCGCAATGCTGAGATCGTAAAAGAAGTCAGAGCTTCTATGCTTAAAGGTGAATGGCATCCAGAATGTGAACGATGCCGTCAAGAAGAAATAAATGGAATAAGATCTCGTAGAGAATACGAAAATGAAGATTGGGATTTAACAGTTGAAGAAGCAAGAGAAATTACAGAAGAAGATGGAACGATTAATCCAGACGAGATTCCTATCGAATATTTCGATATTCGTTATGGAAACTTCTGTAATTTAAAATGCCGTATGTGTGGTCCTACAGATTCTCATATGTGGTATGATGATTTTGTTAAACTGCATGAAACTACATCATATAAAGATACTCATGACTTGATTCAATTAACAAAAAACAGTAAAGGTAAATGGAGTACTGATCAATATGATTGGTTTAAAGACTCAAACTTTTATTGGAATAATTTTGAAAAACATACAGGTCGGGCAAAAAAACTCTATATTGTAGGTGGTGAACCACTCATTATTGAAGAGCATATTGAATCATTAGAAAGGTTAGTTGCTTCAGGTCGTGCACATGAGATTCAAATCGAATATAATACTAATCTCACAAATGTGACAGATCGTATTTTAAAGTTATGGGAAAACTTTCAACAGATTCGTATCGGTGTTTCGATTGATGGATATGGTGATGTCTTAGAATATCAAAGAAGTCCTGTCAAGTGGAAGCATTTATATCGTAATATGAAGAAGCTAAATGATAACTTGAACATTAATCTCAAATGTTGGTATACATTCACAGTTACACCATACAACGTGTTTCACTTACCAGAATTTATGAAATGGAAGCTAGAAGAATCTAGTCTTGACAGGTTTAATCCTATTCGAGGACCTCGTCCAATTATTACTCATCACATGTGTCATTCACCAAAGCATTTGAATGTAAAAGTTTTACCAGCAATGATAAAGGACCAAGTGGCAGAAAAGTATGAAGAATATATTACGTGGATTATGAGTACAGATTATTCAGATAAAGTGAAAAAAGAATTCTGCAAAATACTTGACGGCATAGTTGATTTTATGGAATCAGAAGATTACTCAAAAGATCACATTGAAAGATTTGTAAATGAAACGAAAAAACTTGATTTAATACGTAATCAAAATATTCTTGACGTGGTGCCTGAGTTTGAAGGATTATTTTATGAAAGATAATGGTGTTATTTGTATGCATCCTTGGATAGGATTTACATACACTATGAAAAATACTATCAGGCCATGTTGTAGATTTCCTACAAGTATAGATTTTGGTTCTCAAGATCGACAAGAAGCGTTTAAAGATATTCGTATCAAAATGCTGAATGGAGAAGAAATACCCGAGTGTAAAAAATGTTATGAAGAAGAAAAAGTAGGAGATTACAGTATACGCACTGGTATCAACACAAATCCTCATCCTTTTGCGACTACTCTCGAATCAGCTGATCTTACGGAAGATTGTCTTCCTCTCGAAAACATAGAATTCTCTCTCGACAATATATGTAATTATGAATGTATGATGTGTGATTCTCGTTTTTCTTCAAAGTCTTATCGAAGAGATGAAATACTACACAACCATCCAGACATTAGAGGAATGAAACCAAGTAAGTCTGCCAACAAAAACAGACTTGATCTACTCAAATCTCAACATCAAGATTTAAGTCAATTGAATAATATTAAACTTTTGGGTGGAGAACCTTTCATGTCTCCATCTTTTATTGAGTTTTTAGAATATCTAGATTCAAAATCAGATTTGAGTAAAATTAGACTTGAAGTCGTAACAAATTGTTCTATGCCTCTGTCTGACAAAGCGCTATATTACATGAATCAGTTTGGATCGATTATGTTATCAGCTAGTTTTGATGGTATACCTTTGCATCATGAATATCAAAGAGTCAATTCTAACTTTGAAGATAATATCAACAATTTGTTTGGATATGAAGAAAAACTAAAACCTCTCGAGAAAATAGTTATACAACAAACATTTACTACTCTCAATCTCAATGGGTTTTCAGATTCATTCGCATGGTATCGATCATACAATTCTGACTGGCATATTAGATGGTCATACGATGAATACACTTTTTCTTTTCTTGATGCACCCGATTGGTATGAAGAATGGATATTGTCAGAACTCAAAGATTATGACTCAGAAACAACTTTGAATAATAATAAACTAAAAAACATTTTCAAAAGAAGAAATTACAATCCGGATAATTGGAAAAAGCAACTGAAGAGAATAGAAGTATTAGATTCTTATTATGGAAGAAAATTAGAAAACCATAATCCTTCATTGGCCAAAAGATTGAAGAGAATATTATGAAATGTAAGTACGCTTGGACACATTTAGATTTTAAACCCGGTGGATATGCTCCATGTTTTCGATTTAAAAACAGAGAACATAACTTAGGTAAGATACCACAACTTCCATCCGAGTTAATCAATAATGATGAATGGCAAAACATCAGAAAAGATTTACAAAATGATATTTGGCCAGCTGGATGTGTCGATTGTAAGATGCAAGAAGAAGATGGAATCAAATCATATCGTCAAAGATCAAATGAAGATCCAGTAATAGAGCAACCGAATTATAATCAAACCGAAATAAAAATAACAGATCTTCAGTTGAAGATGAGTAATGCATGCAATTTTGCTTGTCGTCACTGTAGCAGTCGTAGTAATTCTATGTTCATTAAAATGGGAAGAAAGAATAGCTATATTCGTGATGCATTATCTGAATACAAGTTTGACCATTTAGAAGATACGGATGATGCAATTGGAATACCAACACCGGAAGTGATTGATGATCTTTTCGAAAACATCCTTCCAAATGTTAAAAGGATCGAGTTCTCTGGAGGTGAACCCTTCTATCATATAGAAATGTATCGTTTTCTCGAAAGAATGATTGCAGATGAGAAGATAGACACTCAAAAGATTGGACTCATTTATAATACAAACATGAGTCTTACACAATTTAAAAGATACAAACTTGAAGATCTGTGGTCTCATTTCGGTTCGATACACCTGACTGTAAGTATGGATGGAACTGGAGATTTGTTTAATTACTTTAGAGAGAAAGGTGATTATCAGACTGTTATTGATAACATATATCATACTCTCGATAAATGCGATAATATAAAAACTATGTTGCTAGTTTGTACTACAACTGCTTATCATGCATTCTATATCAATGAAATTGCAAATGACTTACAAGAATTAAAGCAAAATATTGAAAACAAGTATGATGTGGGAGTGAATATTAGACCGACGTTTGTTCACTGGCCGGAAGCTCTTGACATCGTAAACCTTGCCGAAGAAACGAAGATAAATATTTTAGAATCTCTTGATAAGAATGACTTTACTCATGAGTTTGAAAAACGACTAAGAGGAAAGCGAACTTTACAAGAAGAAACATTTAAAGATGTAGTGAAACTACAGGACATGTTGCACCAAAGAGATGCGTCTGTCTTAGCACCAAGGATTTTTGATTATGTCTATTGATATACCAGTATTCACAGAAAACGTTATATTGAGATTGTCGGGTGGAGCTGATAGCGCTATTCTCATGTGGCTTATATGCAATGAGTGGAACAAACAAAAAACGCCGCTCAATCTTTATACTATTACTGTAGTACACGAAAAAAGACCGTGGCAAAGTTATCATGCACAACAAGTTCATGATTTTATTTCTCAAGAGTTTCCAAACATCAATCATTTAGAATTTAAATCGGAATTGTGCACAGATCCCGGTGGTACTTCTACACAACCCGATCGCTGGTCTAATCGTTATGTGGAAAAACAAACGAAACTAATTTATGAAACAATAGACAAAATTGGCGCAGATGTACAAATTTTCAATGGAGTCACTTCGAATCCTCCTAAAGAAATAGGCGAAAAGCTTTGGGGTTGGTCAGAAACATTTAAAGATATTTGGGAATGTAGAGAAAAACATAGAGATTGGGAAAATCGTCACAACCAAAAATTAATTGATCATGGCATGATGGATGGGATTAATCAATGGTATTGCAACCCATTTGGCCAAAGCCATAAAGAGCATGTGATTCGAATATACCGTAAGCATAATTTGATTGATACCTTGCTTCCATTAACTCGTTCATGCGAAGGTTGGGACTACATTACTGATGGATTTACAAAAGAGTGTGGACAATGTTGGTGGTGTAAAGAAAGAGAATGGGCTCTGAATGTATAAAGTTGAACAGGTTCATTTTGAGCCTACACAATTATGTCAAGCTTCTTGTCCTATGTGTGATAGGAATAAGAATGGCGGTGAAGTAAATCAACATTTAGTTGATGCATCGATGACACTTGACCAATTTAAAAAAGCATTTTCTCCAGAATTTTTGAAACAACTTCATACATTTTATTTCTGTGGAAATCATGGTGATCCTATCCTTTCACCTTATTGCTTAGACATTGCAAAATATATTCGTGAATCAAATCCAAAGATTAGCTTGTCTATTACTACAAATGGTGGAGCAAGAAAAACCGAATGGTGGGAAGAACTTGCTTCGGTTGTTTCATTCGTAAACTTTTCTGTTGATGGATTAAAAGATACAAATCATCTTTATCGTCAAGGCGTAAACTGGGATATTGTAGAAAACAATATGGCTGCTTTCTGTGATGCTGGTGGATACGCTAAATGGACTTTTCTTGTTTTTAACTACAATGAACATCAGGTTGAACAAGCAGAAATGTATTCTAAAATTTTAGGAGTAAAACAATTCATAGTGAAGAAGTCGGGTCGCTATGTGTATTCATACGATTTAAGAAAAAGAGATGAACATCAAGCAGTAGATCGTAAGGGAAATGAAAAGCAATTGCTTTCGCAACCCACTGATCCGAAATACAGAAACAAAGCAGTTGAAAAAGATTACGATCCTATCGTCGAGAAATATGGTTCTATGGAAAACTATATTGAAGTTGCTGAGATTCAACCGAAGTGTGTAGAGAAGAATGAAATATATGTGTCAGCTACAGGTGAAGTGCATCCGTGTTGTTGGCTAAATGGTCAGGTATATAAGTGGTGGAGACCGGTCGAAGAAAGTCAAGAACACAAAATGATTATGAAGTCAGGTGGATTTGAATCTATTAATGTTAATATAACACCTTTAGATCAGATTGTAAATGGAAAATATTTTGAAAACATAAAAAAGAGTTGGAGCATACAAGGTTGTGCTCAAGGTAGACTGAAAACATGCGGTTCAAAATGTAATACAGGATTTGATCCTTTTCGAGCGCAATGGGCATGAAAATATTAGGTGTATCTGAAGGTTCGCATGATGCGGCATGGTGTTTAATTGAAGATGGCGAGATAATAGAAGCTCACCATGCTGAACGCCATACGCGAAAGAAAAACGAAAAATGGATTCCCGATAAGCTTTTACCCGATTATGAAGTAATAATTGGACATGAAAACAAAGATAGAGTTAACGATAGACGAGCAGCTGCAGGCCAAAAGCATTATCCGCCAAATATCATAACTAGCTTTGAATATAATCACTATGAAACTCATGCTTGGGCTGGATGGGCAACTGCACCTTTCGATGATTGTGATATTCTTTGTATTGATGCGATAGGAGAAAAGGAAACTGCTGCAGCTTTCCAAGTTAGAGATGGAGTGTTTACTCAAACTTGGGAAATGAAATATCCGCAGAGTTATGGACTAGCATATTCAGCAGTCACTGCTGCTCTTGGCTATAAGCCGATGGAAGAAGAATATATAGTGATGGGGTTAGCTGCTTATGGCGAACCAATATTTCACGAATTTATAGATCTTTATTTTGAAGATTGCCATAAAGGAATAAAATTACCAAAAGGTAGACCAGAAGATATTGCTGCATCAATTCAATGGGCATATGAAGTATGGCTCAATGATTTAATTATTGATCACTGTCAGCATAATAATCTAATATTGATGGGTGGATGTGCATTAAACTGTGTTGCTAATTCGAAAATTCAAAACAAAAATTTGTGGATTATGCCTAACCCTGGCGATGCAGGCTCGTCTCTTGGCGCTGCAGCTAGACACTATCAGAAAAAACTTCGATGGACGTCTCCTTATCTTGGAACTCTCATCGAAGGTGACATCAATCCTCGTGAAGTTGCTCAATATCTTGTTGACAATTCTGTTTGTGGGGTGGCTAATGGTCGTGCTGAGTTTGGTCCTCGCGCCCTTGGTAATCGTTCTTTGCTTGCTGATCCCCGTCTCGATATTAAAGATACGGTTAATGACATCAAAAGAAGACAACGATTTAGACCATTTGCACCAGCAATCCTTGAAGAATACGCAGATACTTTCTTCGAAGGGCCGATGAATGAATACATGCAATTTGTAGCGAAAGCAAAACACGATTATCAATCTGTAACTCATGTCGATGGAACAGCAAGAGTTCAGATTGTTAAACCAGATTGTGAATCTGTCATACGTCCAATACTCGAAGAATGGTATGAACTCACTGGCTGTCCTATGTTATTAAATACGAGCTTGAATATCAAAGGTCAACCTATTGTTGATACGAAATTACATGCAGAAGAATGGGAAAAGAGATACAATGTCAAAGTCTTCTAAACCATTACTTATTGCGACTGGATGCAGTTTTACTGACGGTGCGCAAAGAAGATACATACAGAGAAATATAGATGTTTGGCCTGATGTTGTTTCTAATTTTATGGATTGGGATCTCATTAATGTTGGAAAAGCAGGGTGTGGAAATGATTATATATGTAATGCAGCTATCGATGCGATATTAGAAAATAATGACAGAGATATTGTTGTGATGGTCTTATGGTCAAATGCAACAAGATTAGATTTTTTCGATAAAGATGCATGTGTAATAGTACCTAATGAATATAAGTCGCGTGTTGATGAAATAGCAAGACCAGCTTTACATAAAGATGAAATTATAGAATTCAATAAGATAATTCATGAGCTTAATTACTTGCCTTCAGTACCATCAATAGTTAAGTACACTATTCGAAATATGTGGATTCTAAACATGTTATGCAAGTTCAATAACATAAAAATAATAAACAGTAGGTATTTAAATTTTATGCCGACTACTAAAAAACCTTTTGATGATGAAATGTTGCAAAGTGAGATTCATGAATTGTATTTTAAAGATGATATTATCACGAAAGAAGAGCTGTATCTCTCAACAATGTTAGGAGCGGATGAATATTGTATTTCAAAATTTGATCGTCATCCAAACGAGAGAGGCCATGAGTTAATAGGGCATAATTTCATTGAAAAATATAGAGAAAAATATGGATAGAAAGCTACTTATTGTCAGCGGAGATAGCTGGTCAGATCCTGAGCACAGTGGATACCAAAAACACAATATACGTATTTGGGCCGAAAAGGTCGCTGACTTCATGGACTGGGATCTTTTGAATGTTGGTCGCGTTGGTGAAGGTAATGATTACATTTATAACGCCGCTGTTGATGCGATACTTGAAAATGAAGACAGAGATCTCATAGTTTTTCCTTTTTGGTCACAACCAAATCGATTAAATTTGTGGAATGCAAAAGCTGGTGTAGTTTTTATACCAGATAGAGAATCATACGAAGACATCTTGAAAAAACATGAAGACGTGGATGATATAAAGCTAGGATTTAACTTTTTTAGAGTTAGAATACAGCACATGATTCAAGATTATTTTGAAGGATTAAGTGAAGTAAATGCTGACATGTTTAAAGACAGAAATGAAGAAGGATGGTCACAAGCTTACTATGATTACATGTTATTATGTTGTGCTATATCTTCAATGAGATCAATATATCTTTTAGATGATTTTTGTAAGAAAAGAAATATTGAAATATTACATAATGTTGCATTACCTATTGTTCGTTGTCCTCATTGGATATTACACAAAGAATCAGTAGGAATAGACAAAGACAACGAAAAAAGTGATAAAATTATGATTGAGATAAAAAAGAGCATTTACTACAATCGATTAAGAAATATACAAAACAAAGTTGTTAATAATTTATTCAATCCTTATGAATCTAGTATACAAAGGTATCAAAAATATCATATCTCAGAAGAAGACAAGCATCCTAATCAGAAAGGTCATGATTTAATAGCTTTTGATTTTATCAGAAAGTATGAAGAGTTGTATAATACTGATGATAGTTACGTAGCACCGGTGTTTGTTTATGACTAGAAGATTATTAATCACGTCTGGATGTAGCTTTAGTGTTCATGAAAAAGACAAACTTCCATATTTAAAAGATGGAATTGTGGCGTGGCCTAAAATAGTATCATATGAATTAGATATGGATTTGATAAATCTTTCAGAACCCGGAGCTAGTAACTCATTTATCGAAAATACAATAACAGATGCTATAGCGAAATATAAACATTTAAATCCTGTCATAATGGTTTTGTGGTCTCAGCCACATAGAGTTAACATCAATGACTGTTTTGTTGATAGCGCTTTTGATTTAGATAATTATAAGCATACATCTTGCCGGCTAATAACTTCTGATGAATACTCATATACTTTAACAAAATCATCACTAAGATCTATGTGGAGATGTAAGAATTTAGCTGAACAGTATAACATAAATTATGTTCATCATATTGGTTGTTGGAGATTAAAAGAAACAAGAATCACTAACGATAAAGATGATGAAATTTACAAAAAAATACAAAATGATTGGTATTTTAAAAACTTAGACTTTAGTATGCCAGAAATTGTGTGGGGTATTTCAAAGTGGCTTAAGTCAGTTCCAAACGACGGACATCCTAATCAGTGGAGTCATCATAAACTGGCTGAGATGTTCATTAATAAATACAGTAATTAAGGATTTATTTATGACTGATTTGAAATGGAGCAACTACGATTTTACAAAGATACCATTTGACGACATAGTAAGTGTTGGTCAAAGGACTTTATTATATCGTGATTTGTTTACTGTAAGTTGGTTGCTCGGAAGATTTTGTAATTATTCGTGTTCTTACTGCTGGCCTTATGCATCGTCAAGAGTAAAAGATCATAGGCCCATCGATTTAATTCTTATGACGATCGATGAAATCAAAAGACAGGCAAGAGATAACGGATACAACTCTTTTCATTTTTCATTCTCAGGTGGTGAACCTACTTTCCATCCTGACTATTTAGAAATCATGCAGTATCTTGCAGATGATATGCCTCATTGCAATTATCATACTGTGCACATGACTTCTAACTGTAGTCGGAAAATGAAATGGTTTGAAGAGTATGCAAAGATTGTTTCAAAGTTTCATAGAGCTAGTATTACAGCATCATTTCATAAAGAGCATTTAAATACTTCTGAAAAAGTTTCAGATTTTGCTGACAAACTCGAATACTGTCAGACACAAGACATACAAGTAACAATTAATCAAGTGATGGTTCCTGAAAGATTTGAAGAGCTTTGGGAAGAAGCACTCTATTTTCATGAAAGGGGAATCAATGTCACTCTTAAACCTCAGTCTGATCCTACTGCTAGCTTTGTCGTTGATGGCTATACTGATGATATGCTTGAACGCCTACATAATGGCATGCCTCAACGAGGATTTACCGAGTCCAAGGCTACCATCGAAAGGCCAAAGCCAAAACAAGAAATAGATGTTTATTATGACACTGAAGGTATACCACAACATATGCAAGTTGAATTTGAAGATAAGAACGGTGAAAAGTGGTACATGGATCAAGCTGAAAGATTCAATGCATTTAATTTCAATCGGTTCAAAGGTTGGTCTTGTGAGGCTGGTTATCGTTCTATCATTATTCGAGAACCCGATGGAAGTATAAAAAGATCTTACTCTTGTAATGACGAGCCACTAGGATATATCGACAAAGGATTCAAGCTGTTTGATAAACCTATGCCATGCATCACTGAAACCTGCGTTTCTTCTGCTGATTCAAAAATTCCTAAGAGAAAAGTGTTATAAATAGATCTGATATCTAATTTATAAATATAGAAAACACTTTTTAAGAGAATTAGAATGGCTCAGTACGAAGACATCACCATTGACCAAGGTGCAGACGCTACAATAGAATTGCATCTCGTTGACACTGACGGATCAGTAAAGAATCTCGCAAATCATACTATTTCAGCAAAATTAAAGAAAAACTATAATAGTGATAGTGCAGATACGACAGACTTTACTGCGACAATCACAAATGCTCCGGGTGGTATTGCTGCAATATCATTATCAAACACTCAAACAGATTCATTGAAAGCTGGTCGGTATGTATATGATGTCGAACTTTCATTTCAAGATAGCTCTTCAAATATCATCATCGAAAGAATTCTAGAAGGTAGAATGACAATTACGCCTTCAGTTACTAAGTGAGGTAAGTGATGGCAATACGAGTAGGCACTGGTCAGACTACACAAGTTAAAGCTGTAAGAGCTGCAGGAAGCACTACGGTCGTAAAGAAAATCGTAGTAGGTCGTCCATTAGGGATCGCTTCTTCCGGTACAACTAGTATTAATTCTTTGATTGGCGTTAATACTTCTGGTCGTTCTCAAGGTG